CCTTCGAACACTTTACCTCTTGGAGATGCAGGGTTAGGCGGCAAACCTTGGTTGTACTGAGCGACGAAAGCCGCTGCGTTTGCCTCTTTATCCGCTTGCTTCTTAGCGTTTGCCTGTTGTTGAGCGGCAGCCCTAAGAGCGGCTGTACGCCCTTCGACTTTGGGTCCTGTCGGATCGTCCAACCCTGCTTTCTTCCGGTTCTTCTTGATGAAGGTGTTTACCTTACTTCTTCTGCCTGTCACGGCGTCAATTGCTCGACCACCTACAACGGCAGGTATTTGTATTGCTAGAGTTTGACCTCCAGTAGCGGCAGCCGCACCCATGTTGATGTTTCCAGTGAGCAACCCTGCAGGAGTGTAAGACCTACCAAAACGAGGGAGAGGATTAAAATTGTCAGTAAACTGTGAGACACCGCCTTTAAGACCTGAACTATATACTTCGGTGACAACATTTGCTTTACGAAGAGCATTTAGTAGCGATCTCCCTTCATATGTCCCCCCAACTTTCTGTTCAACAAACTCGAGATCTTTTTTCGTGACCTGACCAGATACTTTATTACGGGCCGCTCTGAGGATTTCTTTAAATCTGTTTTTTGTTGCTTTGTCGGCATACTTTAATATCTCTGGGTTAAGAGCATCCATGGCAGAGCCAATTTCGGTTCTTACCTGTTTCCTTGCTTCGTCTAGGATGGCGTTAGCGCCCTTTGTAGACGAAGGATCTACGTTCATTCGGTTGTAGCCTTCACTTTTAGAAATCTCGTCCATCATTCTGGCGACATCACCTGCAGCCTGACCAGTCTCTTGGTCTAACTCGGCTTTTGGTCGGAAGACAGTATTACCTGCTTTATTAACGGTGGAGATGGTGGTGTTGATACCTTTTGAAATTGTGGCTCCGACAATACCTGCCTCGGCTACTCTCTCGAAGATCTCTTCTGGCACATATTCGCCACCTTGGACGGCTGTACCACCGATAACGAGACCTTCTTGTCCCATCTCTTGAGCGCCTTCTCGTAGAACTCTAAGCGTAGCACCGCCACCTTTTAGAGGCGTAAGTTCAATCACACCACTGGCAATCGCTGTTGTTAAATCAGTGACCGTGGCTGTAGGATCTAGGCCCTTCTCTTCTTTCTCGGCTCTGTTGGCACCAAGTGCTTGGTTGACACCCAAGAGAGTACCACCTGCAGCTATCGTACCGCCAACGATTGGCGCACCTGCCATAGCTGCACCTGCAGCCAAAGATGTCCCTGCACCGACTGCGACCTGTGGAGCCGCTTCTGCCGTGGAGTACAAAAGAGATTTACCTGCACCACCAATATCACCCTCTTTCAAGTTCTTGATGATACCGTCTGCATTCTCTGGTCTTTGGTAGTTTAAGGCTTCGGCTTCGGCTTGGTTCTTTTCGTCCACAGACTGACCGTAGGCTTCGATCTTATCGCTAATTGCACTGTCGGGTAGTAGTTCACCTGCACTTTGGATGCCTTTACCTGTCAGGCTTTGGGCATTGTTTAAGCCGTACTTTATGGCACCACCGACACTAGTGTCTGGAGCCTCAGTTTGTGCCGCTTGTGTTTGTTTAGCCAGTTGGGCCTTTAAGGCTGCCAACGCACCTTCTTTATTAGGTCCTGTGACTTCAAAAGTACGTCCATCAGGAGCCGTGATTTCATATGTTGGCATGATTAGCCTTCCTACTTTTGTGTAGTTTCTTTAATCGTGATCGAAAATCCGTCAGCATCAGCCTCGGCTGCGTTGATAGACGCTCTAGTACCTGCAACAGTAGGACCCCTCATGTCTTCTGGGACCTGCTGTCCAGTAGCCAATCTGTTTTGTACTTTCTGTAACGCATCCATTCGTTCTAAAATCCAAGACTCCCATATCTTCTCATCTTGGTAGGTCTTTGGAGCAGGAGATAAGAAAAGTTTCATCTCAGCGTTAGAGATCGCACCCTTAGTATGTGCAACACTTAATAGAGCCTCATTGACTTTCACCTTAGATAAAAGCAATCGACGTGCAGCGTCTTCGTCACCAGTAAAGTTATCAACAAAACCTTTAAGGATACCGCCAATGCCTGTCAGGTTTCCACCCGAGGCTCGGCTCTCTGCAATAGCGTTAAGCGCACGTTGGTAATTGTCCATCTGGGCATTCATGCTTGCAATATTCTTATCGTCTTTATCTTTGCCTTTAGCGGCTGCTTTAGCCATGGCAAGTTTCTGGGCCTGATCTTGCTTATACTTTTCCATGGCTGTCTTACGGTTTGCATCTTGGATTGCACCATATTCTCTAGTAGCGGCACCAATGCCGTCACCTTGTAGACCACCGCTGTACATTGCTCCACCGATACGGATGAGAGCCTCGTTTCTGTCAACGAGCATGGACGGAATGTTTGATTGACGTCTGTTGCTAGTCTTCGGACCCGAAGAACTCATGATCGAGCGAACACTTGGGCCGCCTGTTGTAGTACCACCAAGCACACCATCAGTTTTCGTAACGTTTGGCTGAGTTGTATCTACAAGTACTGGGCCGTCATAAATGTTACCACGACCTGCCTCTTCATTCATTGCCATTGTCATAGCATTTGTTGGAGCCATAGTCGGATCTGCGTAGTCCACGTTAGGGACATTTGCAGCCGGAGCATTCATGTTGTTGGTGTTACGAGCCGCTTCTTGATTTGGATTATTAACAGTAAAGTTTGTCGGAGTACTCAACACTGGTTTCGACATAGGGTTGTTAATATTGTTAGCATTCCGCTCTTCTGTAAAAGCGTCGAGACCAGTCATGTTTGGCGTAGTATAAGATGGTCTTCCAAGTGCCATGTCCACGTCTGAAGGGTTTGACACTTGAGATAAAGCCGCCTGTTGTGCGCTTGAGAGGTTGTTTTTAGCGTTTGTGTACTGGTTAAGAACAGGACCACTTACGTCACCTTCTGCAGCACCAACAATACGCTCCATTGTGTTCAAATCTTTTTGAGCAGTTTGGACTGGAGCGGCAATACTTTTATTGTACGCATCTTGAGCCATGGATTGGATGTTTGCGCCTTGAGAAATCATTTGGCTAGTTGGATCACCCTCTACTGCCTTAACTGCGCCAGTTTTTGGGTTGTACATGACACTTGCGGCACTAATACCACCGTTAGGACCTCCAACCATAACTCTTTCAAAGCCCTGATTAGGGTCTGAGGCTTCCATGTTTGCTCCAATAGGAACTCCATAGGCGTCAAAGCCTCCTTCAAGTACCGGACTCGCCTGATTATTGGTTTGTTGATCTAAGGCAGGTTTAGGAACATTTCCAAATTCACTGTTAAGAAATTCTTTCTGTTCTTGAGGGAGTTGGTTCCAAAATGTCTCGGGATCACCAGTTACAAACTGTCCATATTGAGAAACAAAGTTGGGATTACTCATTATTGTTTGCCAGTCCATGATCAGAACCTCACTGGAAAGCCTGATCCACCAAACATAGGATCAAACATTTTGCTTTCGCCTAAACCGTCAGGGAAATACTTGTTCTGGAAGCCGAAGCCACCCATGGCACCGCCCATAGCGGCCTGTGCAGGGTCTACTTTGTTTACCTGTGCTCTATTAGAAGTCGTACCGCCTTGAGCAAGTATGCCTTGACCGTATCTTTCGCGCATATCGAACTCAAAGTCTCTGTTACGCTCAAACCTGTCACGATCATCATTCATGATGTTCTGGTTTTCCTGTTGCAAGAAGTTTCCGGCGTTCATACCGAAGTTAGCACCCTCACCCATGGTATTCATGCCCATACCGTATGAGTCCATGATGCCTTGGTTTGCTTGTCCGGCTGCATTTAGGGCATCTCCTCGATCTGAGAACTGCCTTGCTTGCTGATTTAGGGATCTATCGATCAGTTGGTTCTGTAGACCTGTTCGAACATCAGACGCACGATCATCAAAGTCACGTCTAGCTATGGCATCAGCCACACCTGCACGACTTGAGTTCATGTTTCCGGTTCCAGAGGCTGAAATGTTGCCCTGTCGGAGGTTTTCATCTAAGTTTCTTCGGCTATCACGAAGGGCTACGTCTGCTAATGCGTCTACATTGTTGTTGGCGTAGTTCATAGCCGTCGCCATGCGGTCTTGACCTGCACTATCAGCCATGCCCATGTACTGGTCGTAGAGTGCGTTTGCATTACCACCGAAGCCACCAGTCTGAGACATTATATCGGCCCCAGTGTTCTGCATTCCTAGTCCAAGTTGGCCCATATTGTTGGCTGTACCCATGTTGAACTGATTACCTTTGGCATAAGTTGGACCTTGGTAGGCTCCAGTCGACAGAACTCCTTGCATAGCACTGTCTGCGCCTTGAAGATTACCCTCGACGTAGGGTCTATACATGTTGAAACTTGCCATATTAGCGGCGTTTGCGTTATCCATGGCTTTGGCTTGCTTATTGGCTCCCATAAGGCCCATAGCGCCGCCTATTATTGCGCCCCACATATTCAAATTCCTTTCTATGTTATGTCGATGGATCGCCAGTTGGTTCCATCGTAGACAACTAAACCGCTGTATCCGTTACTGAGAGGGTTCCATGGTGATATTGCGTATCGAACCATACCCTTCCGTTTACTTTCGGGTTCTTGGTCAGTCACAGTTATTGCTGCGTCTGTTAAAGTCCTTATTGACGTCTCTATCTCTCTTAGTTGATCTTGAATGTAAGGACCTAGTTGATCTTGATTAATTGTTGGTGTTGGCCTTCGAACATAATTCTTAACCAAGACATTGAGTAAGTCAGAGATAGCCATTTAACTACCTCCTACCTGTGATGAGCACATTCACATCCATACCAGAGAACGAAAAGTCCTTCAGTGTAGAAGACGCTAATTTGTAACTCAGGTATCTACCAGAGATCCTAGTGTCTACTTTGTATGACGCATTTGAATCAAAAGTAATTGCTGCACCATAGTTTGGCGTACTAGTCGGTATGTCGGCGGCTCCAAATGTAAACTGAAAGTTACCATCAGAGTTCGGCGTGATCATCTGTGGGTAGAACGTATTAATCATTTTGTAGCCCGATAGCGGAGTTCCCTGTTCGTCCAGATCTATGCCTGTTCGCTCTAGGAAAGCCGGATTACTAGCTAATGAATCAGTTGCCTGTGTAAGAGAACCTAAGTCTTGTAAGTCCAGACCGTACATGGTGGACAGTGGGACACCAGTTATTTCATTATCTCTGATGACAATCCTTCTGTTCATAGCTGAATGGTTAGTACATTGATATTTATAAGGACCAGTATCATTTGGACCTACAGTTATTCTAATAAAACTGTTAGGCTGACCACTTGATCCTATGATTTCTACACCCGTAGTGTAAGGGTTTCCATCTTCATCCTGCAGTTGGAGGGGGTGATTAGACATAGACGAGTCGGAGACATCAATGATATAGGTTTTTCCCCTATCGAAATACAGAATAGGGTAAATGCCTAAATCTGCTGCACCTCCGAAAGAGTACACATTCCCACCATGATTAAAGCTATCATAGAATACAGTTACTGCCGGAAGTGTTATTGGCGCAATTGTCGTCTCAGAAAACATAAGAGTATGACGTTTGAACTCGGACTCTTGGCTCAAATAGGTCCCACCTGAGTTTGCATAAGTCAAACTAGGATCTACTGTCGCATAGGATTCTACTGACGATATGTTGGCAGTACCACCACCTACTACATTAGGTAAATCTTGGAAGGTCCAAGTATCCTCTTTGTAATTGTAGACGGCTGCTCGATTACACTTGTCTCCGTCTTCGAAAACAGCAAGATCGTCGCCTGAGTGATAACAGAAGTAAACCTCTTCTAAGGCTGCATTATGCAACACAAAACACTGACCCTTCTTGCTGTAGTCAATACCGTTGAAAATGTAGTCTCGTACCCGACCATCGCAAATAGACTGCCTAGAGTTTCCATCAGTGACATAAATGTCATCGAAGTCGAACACATAGTGCTTGCCCACTACCTCGACAATACAGTTCTGGCTTATGGCCCCTGCGTCGTCAAAAAGTTTACGAAAGTTGAATATGAACGAACCGCCTACAAACTCCATCATCCACACTTGGTCGGATGAATAAACCAAGAAGTTGGAACCTAAAGTGGCTCCGTCAACGATAGGTGTCTTCATCTGTACGAGGTCATTGAAACCTGCAGACTCTGTGGTGTCAGTTTCGTCCCAAGTACTTGGAACACTGTTTGACAATGCGGTGGTACTGAAGCGAACCCTGTTTCTATGTTCGACACCGCTTTCTGTAGTATTTAATGCAATCAGGAAGTCACCAAACGAACGTAACGAAGTAGTTCTGAGTGTCGTGGGCCAATTCGATAGATTCGTAAAGTTGGAGGCACTAGAAGTTCTGTGGACAGGAACCTGATCACTACGGTTCACATAGACTACATTTGCTAAATTAGTTGCAGTGATTTGGGTAGATGTAGACTGAGAGACGGCTGCATGTACTGAGGTGTATGAGCCGTTAGAAAACTCTTTGATCTGGAAGGTATCGTCAACCACCAGAACAGTGTCGTAACCAGAAGGTGACTGTATGCCGTACACAAACATAGGATCTTGTACTTGGCTGTTGGGACTGACGTTTCTAAATACTGGACCGTGGCTTACTTTGCCTTCGTTGAATCTAATGTTCTTGCCGCGACTGAAGCCATTAATTGGAAGGTTGTAGGGGTCAACGTCAGTGACCACACCTACAGACCCAAGTCCTCGGATTGGTAAGTTAGGCACTACACCCACTCCTCTATATGTATATACAAATGTTATTACGGATCAGACGTCCTCGGCCCACTTGTAGCATGTGTACTGCCTGATGACCCAACCTTGCTGTTCGATCTGTATGATCCCACCGCCGAGGCTCGTTAAACACGCCTGTTCATCTGTAAAGATCTTGTGGTTGCCGAAGGTCTTGCACTCGCTTGCTGAAAGCGAACATGCGAATATTATGGCACTAAACATCACTCTTTTCCCATCCAGATAGCGAAGGCTCCTGTGGCAGCCCCCATCACTACGGATACTAGGGCTGACTGTTGCGTCGTAGGCTCTGGGAGGTTCATAAACCACTCCACCACCCTCCAACTCATGATGGTAAAAGCGATCATCATAAACCGAGGCCATATCTTCCAGTCATCTAAAAAAGTTCTAACTCGTTCTACCATGGCTATCTCAATTCTCGAATGCGTCAGAGAGGAGGATGATCTCCAGTTTCTGTACGGATAACTGTAGTTCGTTGGTGGTCTTTATGTTCCAACCAACGAGCGCGAGTATGGCTGAAGCCATCACGCCGACTAATAGTTTACTGTCCATGAGTCACCTATGTCTTCATAACGTAGCATAGGGCATAGTACGGAGGTCTGTTCTCGTGAGCAGAGCCACTACCTGCAGAGTTTGTCGTACCAGTCCTACTTCCGTTCTGGTCGTATACGTTGGTATTATAATCGATATCTAGTCGGGCCAGACTGTTATACACCAAGCCGACATATTTGTCTTCGTAGGTGTGGGTGTGAGATGGCATCTGTGCGGTGGTCAACGTAACGGTACTTGCGCCGCCAGTGGCACCCACTACATAGCTACTACCATGACCTACGACAAACCTGTTCCTAAGATCTGGAGTACCATTGCTACCATTACACAAAACATAGCCGCTAGGGATTGCGGTGGACGCTCCAGACCATAGCATTATCATGCCTGTGGGAACTGCTGATGATATGGCGGCGTTCGTATTGCTGACTCCAGAAGACAGGTTATTTAACTGTGTCTGGATGTTGCTTGATACTCCTGCCAGATGTCCCACGTTTGTGTTGGTGACTGCGGCTGACGACAGGCCACTTAGTAAGTTTAGGTCTGCAGTATTTCCGGTGTAAGTATCAAGTTTGTTTAAGTCGTCAGGAGATGAAGTCACTGCTCCGTTGATATTCGGAAAGGTGTTCTGAATTGTAGACTTTATCATTCTTATGTGGTCGTCTGCCTGTGCGAGACCGTCAGTTGCCACTGGGTTCGAAGGCACCAGTTGGCCTATATAAGTTGCGGTTTCCTTCGCCATCTTAAAGTTCCTTTTGTTTTCAAAAGTAGCCGCTGCTTTAAAAGGACGGACTACAACAACAACAACAACGACCTTTAGTCTACTTTTTGAAATTGGGTCTTTTTGTTGGTGCGTGGGGGTTACTTTTTGACTAGGGAACCTAAGTTTTCTCAGGTCGATCCGCTAAGTCACTGTTTTTACTGGTGTTCTTTGGTAGAGGACAGAATATCCTCAGAGATCTGGTAGGCAAACAAGAGCGGCTGCCGATGACATTGATGACATTAGTGAAACTTATTCGGCGAGGGTCATTTTCTTTTCGATGCAGATAGGGACCAAAGCCACACACAGTCACTCACAGCCTCACACAGTCACCTCACACCTCTGGATCAACCCAAGGTGGTCCGCGATACTTCCGCTTCTGTCGTCTCTCTTCGTTCTTCCTTCGC